CCTGCAAACACGTCACCGCCTCCGGAATTAAAATAGATGTCGATGTCCTCGTATTCATCAAGCTGATGCAGGAAATCGGCTATATCCTGCGGACATTTATCCTCCTCGTACCACATGGACTCCCATGTCGCCGATACAATGTCGCCGTAAAAATACAGAGAACATCGCTGTTTCTCGTCATTCTCTTTCAAGTCCAAATATCCGACCTTTTCCACCTGTCCGGTTCTTTTATTCTTCTTTGTGAAGTCAAATCTCCTCGCTTTCGGCATTCTCCTCACCTCCCTCCGATTCTTCTTTTTTCCGGTTCATCCGGCTCGCTGGTCTCTCGCCGACCTGTTTGGGTGTATTGCGCACCTGCCATTTCTATGGGAATGAGATTCCCATTTCCATAAAGCCGATTCCCTCCCTCGGCATCCGACATGTCAAGTTTCCTCCTCGCCTCATTCGGCATGAGGATTGTATTCTTGACACCATTTGATAGATACTCCATTTGTGTCTTTGAATCTGTTCGGAAAAGGACTTTTTCATTGAATTTGAAATACTTTTTTTCGTCCTGCTCCTCCGGTGTGAGGAGTTTGAAATTTATCTCCTCCTCATACTGCTTTATGATGAAAAGCATCGTGTCAACATAAAATGACAACTGCTGCATTTCCGAGTTGCTATATGACGATTTTTCATAGTCGTTGATCTGGTTCGGCTTCACCCCAAACGCCGCCGCAATCTGTAACGATGTGTATTTTTTCAGTTCAAAAAACTGTGAATCTGTCAGCTTTATGTCGAGCGGTGTCAGTTTCATCCCAAGCGGCACGGGCAGGATTCGTCCGGTATTCTTTGAACCGTTCCCATATTCCTCAAAAGATTCACGGAGAGCCGTCCTCGCCTTGTCATTGAGTTCCCCTGTGTATTCAAGCACCGCTTTCGCCGTCAATCCCGATTCGTACATCTTGTTCATGAACTCCTGTGATGACGCTGCCCCGTTCACTGTCTCTTGCAAAATTTTTTGCACAGGCAGTCCGGTTATTCCGTCAAGGCTGTGCGATGTCTTGAAATGCAGCACCTCGTCCGTGCTTAAAACATATCTTTTCCCGTTCGTCGGGTCTGTGTAGATATACCAAATTCGACCCACGCCCCCGAAATATCCGGCATCATCCACGATGATCTGTGTGCAATTCGATTGCATCACCCATAAATCCAATACCTTGAGAGTTCCCCCGTATTTTTTCCGGACAAATTTTCTCCGTATGTAGACATATGCGTTCCCGTAGTGATTCCGGTTCATCTCGACAGTGTTCCAAAACGTTGTCGGTGTCATGAACGGATTCGGCCTCGTTTTTAAGAGGCGAGAGACATCTGTCTCCTCCGGTTCAATGATGCCCTCCTTTGTGCTCTGATAGAATTTGACGGGCATCTTTGCCAGTGTTTCCGACAACATCTTGAGGCAGGTGAAATATGTCACCTCTGACAGAGGTTTCTTTCTTTTTTTGATGCCTAAAAAACCGAGGAACTGTTCGGAATTGATTCCGAATGTTCTGTATGATTTCGGCTCTGTCGCATCCGCTACACCGTTCCTATTCCTCCACTTTTCCAGTAAATTGTTGTATGCTGTTGTGAATGGATTCATCGGTTCTCACCTCCGTCCTTTTCATATTTCTCTTTCATTGCAATCCATTCGTCGACAAGATCATTCGCGTCCGGCTTGTATTCGCTTTTCATTGCGAGTTTCCATGCGTCAATGATTGCGTCGATCGGGTCGATTCTTTCCTCCGTGATGTCCTTGTCAATCTTTATTTCCCCGTAATTATTCGAGATGGTCTTTGCGTTTGCGATCGACCATGTGAGGAGTTCATCTGCCGGAACGACTTTCTTTTTCACTCCGACCTCAATTCCCTCGATCTCAACATTTCCGGCGAGAATTTCAAGTCTGAAATCCACGGTCGCGTCATTCAGTTCTTTCGCCGTCTGCGTGATAGACATGGAATCCCATCCCATCGCCTCAAGGTCTCCGAGGAATGCCGACGCATTGTGTGGGTCGTAACAAATCATTTGAGGCTTGAGGCCGTATTCCTCAATCAATTCCTGCAAATATGTCAAGATATACTTGTAATCTGTCTTAATTCCTCCAAGTGTGTATGTAGGCGTTACAAGTTTTTTCTCAATCCACACGTCATAGGGAACTTTATCCGTTTTGATATGTTCGTCCACCCTGCTCGCAGGGATGAAAGAGTGTGTTTTGACAAAATATTTCTTGTTCCCGTCCTCGTCCACGAACGGAATGACAATGGCGATCGACGTGAGATCGCCTCCGGATGACAGGTCGACACCGACATAACACTTTGCGCCTCTGAAATTCTCAAGTGTTTTGAGGACTGCGCACCGTTTCCACTTCTTAATATCTTTGATGTACTGATGATTAGACCACTGAATCCATTTATTTAACTGCTTGACAAGGAAGTCTCTCAAATCCTCCCCTCCCATGTCTTTTGCAGTTGATGCCACCGGAATCATGTTCTCGATCGCATCTGCATCAAACGCGAGGAGCGGATTCGCCTTTATCCAATTATCCGGATTCCATATGTCATCCCCCTCGTCCATCTGCGCGATATATACAAACTGCGCGTCGTTCTCCGATACGCCTTTGAGGAGGTTGCAACAATACTCATACAGTTTGTAACACGGCGATTTCAGATCGAATCCGGCTGTCGTGATGACGGAAATCAATGCCGATTTCAGTTTCTTGATGCCGCCCTCAAAAAGTTTATAAATCTGATTCGTTTTGTGGGCGTGGTACTCGTCGACAATTCCGAGATATGGCCTCAATCCATCGGCCGACTTTGTATCTCCCGATAATGCTTTAATGACCGAGTGCGTCAGCAGACAGTCAATCGAATTGCTATGCTCATGGACTTTGAACCATGCTCCCAATTCTTCATCGCTGTTTATGAATTTGATAATTTCTTTTAGGACAATGTTGGCCTGCTCCTGTTTTGTGGCCGCACAATATATTTGTCCGTATTTGTATCTGTCAAAATTCCCGTAATACGCTGCGAGAATGCCATTGATGAACGATTTCCCGTTCTGCCGCCCTAACTGGACGTATGATGTTCTAAATCTGCGGTGATGGACACCGCTTTTCGGGTCTGCAATCTTCTTTCTCCATCCGTTCAAAGAGCCTAAAATAAAGCATTGGAACGGATAACATTCGACAGGCTGCTCCTCGTCTCCCTCTGCGATGACGAGTTCCTCCGCGAAATTTATTATTCTTTCTGATTGCTCAACATCAAAATAATAGACATACGGTGCAGCTTTCGATTTTTCAAGGTCGTCAAGGTGTCTCTGACAGGCAAGTTTGACATATTCTCCTGCGATTTCGCGCCCCTCAACGACATCCACTGCGTACTGTGTGCAGCGATCTATGATCTCAACCTTTTTCCCCATTTGTCAGTCTGCGTATTTCGCATACTTATTCTCCGGTTTCTGCTGCTGCGCCTTTGGCACAACAAGTCGGCATCTGCTTGAAACCGTCAATCCGAAATCGCTCGCTCCCTGCCTGCACTGTTTCCAACATCTATCTTGAATTATCAAGAGACGCTCATGTTCACCATTCACGACCTCCCGTTCCCCTGTCTTTACCTGCTCTTTCTTTCCTGTCTCCGGATTCTCCTGCTCTGTATATACTGGAATCATGACAGTGAGCGGAATCTCTTTGAGTTTTTTCGTAACCTCAAGATATTTGTCTTGTGCAATTAAGAACCTCGCAAGTGCGTCACAGTCCACATTTGCAATAAGTTTTATTTCGAGCAATTCTTTCGCCAGTTTTCGGAATTTCTTTTTGAGTTCCGGCGACAAGTATGCCGGAGGCTTTACCTTGTCATTTGGTGCTGTGACCTCTGCATTTTTTCGAGCCTCAATTTCGGCTTTTGTGAGGTGTTTTTTCCCTTTCAAAACCACCAAATCGGTCGGTTGTCTTGTTCCTGCCATAGCAACAACAACCCCCTTTCCGTCGTGGTTTTAGCTGATGCTGTGTCGCATTCTGACACCTCTTTCGGCGACCCCCTATATCTGAAATTCTCGTGGGGAGTTTTCTCCGAATCATGGAGGGGGTGCGACTAAACCGAGCCGACTGAAAACTTTTTCGATACCCCCTGCCCCTTTGAAGTGACACAAAATCACCTGTCGAATCCTCGCTTGTGTTGCTCGCATGGTTGCCTTGTCTCTCTTATACAGTGCTGTGATAGTCGTGTGTGTGTCGTGGTGGAGCGGTATGAGGTTGAACGGGTCGAGCCTCCTCGAATAGTCCTCCTCAAGTTCAATGATGTGATGAATCGGGTCTGAATCCGTCAGTGTCACAAGTTCGCCGAATACATACAACGCATAGATGTCAATATAATCAAACGCACTGAATATCAGAGGACGCATGTCTCTCCATTCCTTTGAGACATAGAACTCTGCTGCCCTTTGGTCTCTCCTCGTGTGGTTATATATGACATGTCTTGACTGCTCCTGCTGCGCACACTTCTCGCAACACTTCATCGCCTGCGGTATCAACGCCCCACACCTGCATATTTTATAAAGCACTCTCTCACTCCTCTCGCCTGCTGTTTGGAATAAGGCAGCAGGCTCTTGTCCTGCTGCCCCGATAACAGGAGGGCGAACAGGGCAAGAAAAAAGCGACCGCATCTCTGCGACCGCTCCTCACAACTGTTCACGCTATCATTTTAACACTTTATTTTTCCCTTTTGTTCACCATCTTTTCACGGCATTTTCACGCCTTTTTCACGGTGTTTTCACGGCATTTTCACGGCAAACGGCTCGATTTTCG